CCCCTCCGCCTTAATCCCGAGTTCCCGCGCCAGATCTTCCCATTGCACGGAGTAGATGCGCTGGGTTCGCCCCTTCTCGAAATTGCGAATCGTCGCCGAGGAGCAATGCAACGCCGCGGCCAGGCTCTCCTGCTTATGGTCTACGAGCCGGCGCCGCCTACGGAACTCATCGCGGCTGATCATGGTCGAATCAACGATTGCCATCCTACCGAGAAATATACCGCCAACCTTTTCAAATAGCGAAAACCTTAACGGCGAAATCTACTACTCGGCAAATTAATCCGGAGCTTCACCACCTATTCTCTTCCCGTGGGCACGCCAAGGACGGTGCGCCCACGCAACCCTCCAGGGACGGCGGGGCAGGAAGACAGTGGCGACAAAGACAAAGCTCAAGGCGAAACAAGAACGTTTCTGCCAAGAATACATCATTGACGGGAACGGCAAGCAGGCCGCTATCCGCGCTGGTTACGCCACCAAATCCGCCACCTCCATCGCTTCCGAACTCCTGACTTTCCCCCACGTCGCAGCCCGCATTGCAGCGCTTCAGGCCAAGGTCGAAAACCGGCGCATAATGACCGCCGTGGAAACGCTTGAGGAGATTTCCCTTGTCGCTCGCACCGACATGCAGGATTTCGTCACCGTGAACGAAGACGGCGATGTCCAGATCAAAGCGTTCGCAGACATGAAGAAGGGCACCACCCGCTGCATCCAATCCGTCGAGGTGAAAAAGGTACGGTATCGCGGCCCCGACGGCGAACCCGTCGACGAAGTGACCACGAAGCTGAAGCTCTGGAGCAAGGACAACGCCCTGGACGCCATGGGGCGCCATCATAAGCTTTTTGATCGCAAAGAGAGCGAAGACCGCCCCGTGGCAGTCAATGTGACCTTCAGGCCGGCTCAGCGGCCCGAGAAGGGATCGGACTGATGTGGCTTCCCCTCCTCGCCCTGGTGGTGTCCATGCAGGTTAAATCCCTGGACATTCAGGTCGACCTTCTCGCGCACCAAATGGAATTCATGGCCGTGCGGACAGGAGTCACTGCCCTCACCGGGGGGTATGGATCCGGAAAGTCCAGCTCCTGCGCCCTGAAGGGAATCACCCATACCCAATGGGACCCGGGCATTCTCCATGCGATTTGTTCGCCCAGCTTCCCCATGGCCAAACTGACGATCATCCCCTCCATCTTCGAAGTTCTTGAGGATTGGATGGGGCTCAAGGAAGATCGGGATTTCACTTACAACCGCACCGATCACATTTTTGATTTCTTTCTGTGGGGCGGCAAGCTGGTTGTGCTCTCTGGCGAAGAGCCAAAGCGCCTGAAAGGGCCAAACCTCGGCAGCTTCGGTATTGATGAGCCTGGCCTGCAATCTCACGCCGTATTCAAACAGGGCCGCGCCCGCGTTCGCCATCCTAGAGCCAGGTTTCGCGAGATTTATTTGACTGGAACGCCTGAAGATCTGAACTGGTATTTCGAACTCGTAGAGGGCAACCTCAAGCCCCAAGGCCTCTGTGATATTCGCGCCCATTCGCGGGACAACTTCTTCCTTCCCGAAGATTATTTCAAGGGCCTAGAGGACAGCTATTCCGAGACCGAGGTCAAAGCCTATATGGCCGGGCAATTTGTGAACCTGACCGCGGACCAAGCCTATCACGCTTATACAACGTCCAACCTGATCGAGGCCGCAGAATTCGGGCAGCCAGATCCTTCACTTCCCCTTCTTATCGGTTTCGATTTCAATTGGAAGCCGAACTGCGCTGTGTTGGCTCAAGAGGTTCCGGACTGGGTCTCGGTCCCTGGCGCCCAGCCGGAACGCAAACTCGTCATCTTTGATGAGGTCGCGGAGATGACGCGCACTTCCACCGAGCGAAAGTGTGAAATCATCCTGGACAAGTACGGAACCGATTTCGAGTACAAAATCTATCAGGACTCTGCAGGCAAGGCCGATAATGCCCGCACCGTCGGCGCCTCCGATTTGGCCCTGGTTCAGAACACCTTCAAATCCTATGGGGCTCACCATCACATCTTCTACCCTTCAGCGAATCCGAAGCGCAAGGATCGCCTGAACGCGGTGAACGGCCGTTTATGCAATGCCCGCGGAGAGCGATTCGCGCTGATTACCAAAAACTGCAAAAATCTTATCGCGGACTTACGCAAGGTCGAGCGGGAAGAATATCTCGCCGGCAACTTCAAGGACAAACGCCTCGGCCACATCACTGATGCCTTGGGCTATCTAATCCATTATCGCTACCCCGTGCGCCGGCGCATCAACCACAGCAACCGGGCGGTCGTGTGAGCATTTCAATGCGCGATCTCGGCATGATCATCGCCCGCGAGCAGGCGGCGCAGGTATGGGCCGGGGAGAAGATGCGGGACCGCGTCATCGACGTCGACCTGGCCGAAGAGTTCGCGCGCGTCCTCTACACCTGGATCTGCAACGCCAAGGCAGCAGATCTCCAGAACGAATACTACCGCGGCATCCTCAGCCAATGCGAGGCCAGCCTGGGCTGTTTCCAGGAAGCCAGCTTCGCGAACATCCCCGGCGAGGTCGCGGCGCTGATGAAGCTGAAAAAAGAAGCATCTGGTGAACGGCTGGAGGGACAGGCATGAAAGCGAAACTCCACCCAGAACTGGACAAGGTCAAGGCTATCTGGAAGCAGATCAAGGTGCTCAAGGAAGAGGACTGCGAGAGCTACGTCAAATTCATGCTGCGGATTCCCAACGAGTCGCAGCAGGCGGTAAAGGATCGGGCCCCGGGATTCGTCCGCGGCTTCATCAATCCCACGCAGATGCTGCTGCGCAGCAAGGGCGACGCCGTGTTCAAGAAGGAAGTGCAGCGCCGCAAGCTCTCGGCCGGCCAGGACGCCTTCGCCAAGCGCGCCGACCGCAGCGGCCAGACCCTGCACGAGATCATGCAGAACGAGGTCGCGCCCAGCCTCGCCGCCTACGGCACCGTCTTCGCCATCATGGACAAGCCCCCGGGGCCCTTCGCCAACAAGCAGCTCGAGTTCGAGTCCGGGCTGCCGTTCCTCACAATCCTCGATCCCATGCAAGTCATCTGGTTCTCCTGGGCCAAGGACGGCAAGCTCGACTGGTTCATGTACTACGTCAACGCCCCTGACGATACCTCGGACCCGTGGAACATCCAGCGCGATCCCAAATGGAAAACACCGCAGGGCATTGCGCTATGGACCCGCACCAAGTTCTCCGTGCGTTCACCCAACAACAAGAACCTGTTCTACGTCCCGCCGACGCCGCATGACTTCGGCTGCGTGCCCGTGATCATCCAGGCCCAGTATCTGGAGCCGGGCCACACCGTCGGGGCCTCGACCTTCTTCAGTTCCAGCGATTATATCGTCATGTCCAACAACCTCGAGAACGCCTCCAACAACGAGGTGTTCAAGAATGCCAACTCCACGCTCACGATGGACATCGAGGATTGGGACGACGAGCAGCAACCGGTGCACGAGCGGAACCCGCAGACCAATCTCAAAGAACTGACCAAACAGACGCATGACGTGAAAAACGTGATGCTCTACAAGACGAACAAGCCCGAGTACATGACCCGGGATCTGAAGCTCATCGAACTCGCGGCCGCCCGGGCGAAGAAGTATTTCGACCTCGCCGTCGACAACGAAAAGAACGCGCTCTCCGTCAAGCAGATCTCGCTGCCGCAAAGCGGCGTCAGCAAAGGCTACGACTTCGTCGACGTCAACAATATGCTCTCGGGCTTCGCAACCGCCCTCGAGCGCTTCGAGGTGCAAGCCATCGGCATGGGCGGGGACATGCTCGACGAGGCCTCGGCCTTCGAAATCGTGTACCCCCAGGACTTCGATGTCGGCTCATTCCTTGAGCGCCTTGATTTCGTGCAGGGCCTGAAGACTGCAGCCTTCCCCAGCAAGACCGGCATGCGCGAGGCCTACAAGACCCTGGTGCCGCAGATCACCCCCGACCCCGACAAGCAGGCGGCGATCAACAAGGAAATCGATTCCGACAAGCTCGAGGTCGCGGCCGTGCCGGCGCCGGCCGCCAGCCCTGCCGCGGAGACCGCGCCCGGCGCGCTCCCGGCATCTTCTTCAACTGCCACCGCTCCCGGAAGCGGCGACATCAACAACAATCCGGGAACCGACAAAGGAGTGAGCAATGGCAATCCCTACTGAGATCGAAACCGCGCTGACCGACAAGCCCGACGTGCTGAAGTTCGTCAAGGGCTTGGACGCCAGGGCGGAGAAGCTGACGCCGGAAGTGGAGGCGGCCCTGCCCAAGCTGGGCGAGCTCGCGAAGATTCCGGAGCTGCAAACCTCGGCCGCGGCACTCGCGAAAATCTTGGAGGTGACGAAGGCGAAGGATGCGGATGCCGTGATCTCCGACTTCGCCGGCCTCAAGGGCGCGAACGCCGACCTGGTCCGCCAGCGCGATACCTGGAAGGCCACCGGCAAGTCCACGGACTCGCCCGAGTACAAGGCCCTCGAGGAAAAGATCACGCAGCAGCAGCAGGAGTTCGGGGCCAAGATCACCGCGCTCGAAACCGAGTCCAGGACCAACAAGGAGGCAGCCACGCGCTCGGCGTTGGAAAAGCGTGACACCGATCTCAAATCGGCCGTGATCTCCGCCGCCAGCAAGTTCAAGATCCGCGACGCCGAAGATGAATTCCTGTTGCTCAAGGCCAAGGGTTTGATCGGACACAAGGAAGACGGGACCGCGTTCTTCTACAAGCTCAACGAAAAAGGCGAGAAGGTCGACGCCGTATCCGCGGAGGGCTTGCTCAAGCACATTGCCGAGACGAACAAGGCCAAGGTCGACGCCTCCGGCAAGGGCGGCGTGGGCGCGGACCACAAGGGCGGCGTCGGCACGGAAGAAGGCCCGAAGACGGCGTCGGAGGCTCGGGGCGCGTTCCTTCGCAAATGACCATCGCCTTCGGAGAGTGGCTGCGCAGCGCCCGCGAGGCGCTGGGCCTCACACGCGAGCAGCTGCGCCGACGCATCCTCCGGCAATTCGATACCGCACCAACCGTCGACGCTATTCGCCGCCTGGATACGTGTCGACGGAAAAAACCGCAGCTCCAAAATCGGATTAAGTTCGAACGCGTTTTGAACGTGCGCCGATAAATCTGCGCCATAGTCACAGTAAGTCACAGAGAGTCACACACAAGTTACCCCCGCCTTTTCCATTCTCCTATTTGCCCCGGTTATGCTATGGGCATGCCCCGCACGTTTTGCGCAAAGGAGATTGCCACATGGCCGGCGAAGTAACCCTACTCGAACAAGCCAAGCAGATCCAGAATCCGATGGAGCAGAAGATCGTCAACGTCTTCGCCCTCGAGTACATGGTCAATGCCCTGATGCCCTATACGGGCGGCGTGACCGGCTTCACCTATCCCTGGGCCGTGGCCGATGCCCTGCCCACGGTGGCGCCCCGCGACTTCAACGCCGACTTCACCGGGGACTTCGGGCACGTCTCGAACTATGCCCTGCCCTGGAAGAATTACGGCGGCAAGCTCACCATCGACGAGGCGCTGGAGAAGGGCAACCCCGCCGGCGCCAACCGGCAGCAACTCATGCAGCTCCAGGCCATCGCCTTGCAGTGGGCGAACCACATCTTCAAGGGAACCGGCGCGACCCAGCTTTACGGCATCGACCTGTTCCTCTCCAACTTCTTCAGCGGCCAGATCGTGAACAGCGCCTCCACCACCGCCCACGGCGACCTGCTCACCATGGACATGATGGACACCGCGTTCAACCTGATCACCAAGGGCCCGAACACCGCCATCTTCACCACCCAGAAGCTGCGCGACCGCCTGAGCTACCTGGCCCGCAACAACGCCGCCGGCCAGCAAAACATCTTCTACCAGCCCGATCAGTTCGGTAACAAGGTGTTGACCTACAACGCCGTCCCGATCTACTGCATGATCAACGACCTGACCGGCGCCGACGTCCTGCCCATGACCGAAGCGGATGGCGCTGCCTCCAACAACGACACCGGCAGCCTGTACATCGTCAACTTCGGCGAGGACGACGTCCATGCCTTCACGCCCGACCCCGCCAACATCATGCAGATCAAGTTCTCGCAGGCGGAGATGAACGGCACCCAGAACAACATCACCCGCATCCTCAAGAACAGCGGCGTCGTGGTCGAGAAGCCCCGCTCCGCCACCCGAATCAAGTTCCTGAAGAACAGCGTGACCTGATGCCGAGGGCGATTCACATGGCGGGCGGGCATAAGGCCGCCGCCGAAGTACCGAAGGAGAATCCGCCGCAGCCGCAGGCCCCGCAGGATCTCTCCGCGCCGGAGGCGAAAACCGAGGTCCCGGAAGAGGTACGACCCAAGCAGCAACGCCTGCCCGACAACGCGCCCGTGCCCGAGGGCAGCGTGAGGATGCTGGGGGGCTACGGCGAACCGGGCCCCGCGTTCGCACCGCCGCCCACGCAGCCGGTCTCGGAAGCGATTCATCGGCCGCTGGAGCCGAAGCACGCGTCCGCCTTCGAAATGGGTTTCCGCCGGAACCCGGACTATCCGGATCCGGCGCTGCAGCCCGCGCCGAAGGCTCAACCCGAGCCTGGCCGCGGCTGGGACGGAGGTCCGAAGCAAGTCCGAATCATCGGTGCCTCGCCCAGCATGGCGGGCAAGGTCAACACCGTCTTTTGAAAAAGGAGTGAATCATGGCCAACATCGTCATCCCCGCCGCCGCCCTCTACCCCGCCCAGAACGGCGCGATCGTGCTCAAGGCCGCGGGCCTCGTGGCCGTCACCACCGCCGAGACCGGCGTCACCGAC